AATATATTATATTTGTCAAAAGAATGTTGCTGTGGGAATTTTAACGAGAATAGACAACGGAATATCGGCTTTTAAGTCTGCGTTTATGGGAAGCAGTGTAGCGCCTATCTATGCAAGGCTGAGCAACGGAACGCACTCCTATAACTACGAAACCGAGCGTATGGGCGTGTTATCATTCTTGGGAATAGGGAAAACTTACTTTTCGCCAAAGGAAGATTATAAGGCTTACTACATAGACGGCACTTTTCTTTCGGACTGCATCAATCTATATGCAGATTTTGCTTCACAAGTGAGAATCCAAGAAGTAGATGACAAAGGCGAAGCTGTGGAAAATTCCGAATATCTGAAATTCCTAAACGAGCCGAACGAATTTCAAAATCAGACCGATTTCATCAAAGAAATGGTGGTCAATCTGCTGACTACTGGGATGTCTATACAGTACGGCAATTTCTTTAAGAATGGCAATTTAAGAGCTAGTCCATCGCTTTATAACTTGGAGTTTAACAATATCAAATTTCCAGAGATAAAAGACCCTTACACGCTTACAAGGGATAAAATAAAGACTTTAAAAGTGGTAGAAACACTTGCTGATGGTGTGCAGAGAACGAGGGAACTGCATGAGTTGGCTTTTTTCTACGATACCATAGCAAGGAAGAACTACCGAGGATGCGGAACAGCAGGGAATTTATTTTTTAACCCTATTTCCCGTATTTCCTCTATTCTCTACTCTATTCAGACCATCCTAAATAGTGAGGATATGATGTGCTTCCTTACTTCTAATCCTGTAAATTCTATCATCAGCAGAAAGGCAACAGGGGCAGGAATTGCGCCGTTGAGTGGCGACCAAAAGAACGATATAGAAGCGAAACTCAACGGAAGAGGAAGATATGGCGCAGGAATGGGTAAGGCTGGCGATGTTATCGCTACAAACGAAACACTGGAAAGATTAGACCTTACAAGGGATAACAAAAAACTGCAGACCATAGAAATGCAGGAAAATGCCAAAGAGAACATCCGAAACAGGTACCTAATTCCAAAAGACTTTTTCGGTGGTAGTACCTATGAAAACCAGCAGTTTGCAGAGGCTAAATTCATTTTAGGAAATGTGAAGACTATCACAGACAACTGGCTTCAAGAACTGACCAACAAGTCGCCTAAATACTTCAAGGAGCGAGGAACAAGGCTGATAGGAACATACGACCACCTGCCAAGTGTTATCGCCATAAAAACAAAACTCAAAAACGAGGGCTTTAAGTTCAAAGCCGAAGCGTTAGTATCGCTTTTAGGAGCGTTTGAAAAGGCACAGGAATTAGGCGTAAGCAACGACTTTGAGCAGTTTGTCAAAGAGCGAGGCTTTGAGGACTTTATAAACAATCAGTAATGGACAAAAACACACAAAAGATAAACGAAAAACTGAAAGACTCTAAAACCAATCCTAAACTGGTGCAGAGCCTGAAAGACAAGAAGAAGATTTTAGAGAAAAAACAAATCGTGAAGAAATGATGATAAGAGCAAAAGAGATTCCTAACAGAACATTCGAAACAAAAGAGGATATGTTCAAGTTCCTGAAAGAGAATAAGAACTTCCTTATTTCACAGAAGAAAATGGCAGTGAAGCTGTCAGACCCTTTTGCGTTTTCTTTTGCCATAAATGAAAAGGGCGAAACGATTAAAACAGCAGAAGTGTCACCTGAAGAGATAAACGCTATCAGGGTAAAGGCAGTTATCAACTCTACCAACATCTATGATTCCCACGGCGATGTTTCCATCAACGGAAGCTGGAACAGAACAGCCAAAAACTCCAAGAATATCTACCTGCTGAAAGAACACAAGATGAACTTTGAAAACATCATCAGCGATGAAGTGGAAGTAAGAGTAGAAAAATTCAACTGGAAAGACTTGGGCTTTAACTACCTTGGAGAAACAGAGTGCTTGGTATTCTACGCCACGCTGAAAAAGGAAAGAAATCCTTACATGTTTGAGCAGTATGCCAAAGGCTATGTAAAGGAGCATTCTGCAGGGCTTCGCTACATCCAGCTGGAACTCGCTATCAATTCAGAGGCTGAATGGGATGCAGAGGAAAAAGCTGTTTGGGATAAATATTACAATGATATTGTAAATAAGGAAGATGTAGATGAATACGGCTATTTTTGGGCTGTAACAGAACAAAAGATAATAGAGGGAAGTGCTGTGGTCAAAGGCAGCAACTTCGCCACTCCAACGATATTTGTAGAACCCGTCGCTGACACTTCTACTGCAAAAGAGGACTCGGATAATTCCACTCCTAAAAGTGTGATTGAAAATTATTTAGTAACCCTTTAAAAATTTACAAGATGAATTTTAAAAAGAAAACATTAGCAGAAATTGCGAAGATGTCAGATGAGGAAAAAGAAAAGTATTGCACTGACAAAGAGGCTTTTGAAAAAAGCCAAAGAGAAGAAGAATTGGAAACCCTAAAAACTGGGCTTGAAACTACTATCTCTGAAAAAGAGAAAGAAACACAGCAGTCTATTGACAATGTGCTTAAAATCGTGGAAGAAATCAAGGCTACACAAGGAGGCCTTACAGAGGATGTGTTCTTGGAAGCAGTGAAGAAAAACCACGAGGCGATTAAAAAGGCTTACGAGTCTAAAACTGGCGTGGTAGAGATTGAGTTTAAACAAGTAGCTCCAATTACTACTGGTGCTGTAACATTGGGAACAACTCCTAACATTTTAGGAACACAAATCGCACCTGTTTCTAATGTTAATCTTCGTGGAATGGACATTGAGACTTTCGTAACAGTGTTGCCTACTTCTCAGCCAGTGTATGCCTATACGGAGACTGTGCCAAAAGATGGAAACTACGAGTTTGTGGCAGAGGGGAACAAAAAACCACAGATTGACTTCAAGGTTTCAACAGAGTTTGCGAAGCCAAAGAAAATCGCTGCTTGGATGCACTTAACAGAAGAGTCTGTTTACGACATCAAGGGATTAGAGGGCGTAGCAAAAGATTACTTGAAAAAGAAACACGACCTATTCAAAAACAAGGCTATCTTGTTCGGTGATGGTGCTGGGGAAAATCCAAAAGGAGCAACAAAATATGGTCGTGCGTTCGTAGCTGGTCCTATGTCAATAAAAGTTACAAAGCCTAACTTTATGGATGTAGTGAATGCAGCAGTAACGGACATCGCTACTACTCACAATTTTGAGGATGAAACTCCATATATGGCAAACTTGGTGCTTGTAAATCCAGTGGATTTCTACTTGGAATTAGTGGCAGCAAAAGACAACGATGGAAGACCATTGTATCCAACAGCATCACTATTTAACACGGTGGTAATCGGTGGAATGGTTATCAAGTCTGATGAGTCTATTCCACAAGGTAAAATCTTCGTGGGAGACCTTAGCAAGTATAACATCACGGACTACCTTTCTTACACAGTGAGAATCGGTTGGATAAATGATGACTTCATCAAGAACCAATTCGTAATCTTAGGAGAATCAAGATTCCACGCATTCGTGAAGAAACTTGATGAGAAAGCGTTCATCTACGATGATATTGCGACTATCAAAACAGCAATTACAAAAGCATAGACAGATATGGAAGTAAAATTGTTAAGAGAATGGGGCGACCATAAGAAAGGGGCGGTCTTAGACATCTTGGATGAGACTGTAATACAGGCTGGTTTAGAAGCTGAACTTTTTGAGCCAACAGACAAAGAAAGTAAAGGTAAAAAACCTGCAAATGTAGAAGAAGGTAAAGACACAGAACAAGCTGAAAAATAGATACTAAATGCTGATAGACAAAACATATTTTAAAGGCGATTTGCTTATTCCCAACCTGAATGAGCCAAATCCTGATGAAAACACTACTGCTGTAAGTTTAGATGAATTGATTGACCAAGTGGAGGAAGAAGTTTTGTCTTTCAGTTTTGGTGTCAAAATGTGGCTTGATTTCAAGACTAAATATCAGGAGGACTCTGCTAACCTGCCACAAAATTATAAGGACTTGCTACACGGCAAGACTTATACAAAAGAAATAAACGGCAGGGAGGAAACTTTGGTTTGGAAAGGTTTAATCCAAGAAAAACAAAAGGAATCACTACTGGCGTATATAGTCTATGTAGTCTATAATATGCACAATGTAACCCAAACGACAATGTTCGGGCAAACGAAGATAGACACAAAAGTAGGCACCGCGGTAAGCATCTCTCCTAAAGTGGCGAGGATATATAACGATTTCATCTATCAGTTATACGGAGAAGTGAGGAGTGATAGAAGTGGATTGACATTGGAGGGAAACCCTTATTGGAATTTAGGAAAAGGGATAGACTACCGCGGTTTTAAGCCTACAAATGGCTATGTTTCGCTCGTTAGGTATCTTTTGGATAATGTAGAGGACTATCCTCTGTTTGATGCTAATTATCTGAAATTCGGTGGAGAAATAACAAATGAATTTGGGCTATGATGATAAACCATAATCTACTGCTGTACAGCCTTTTTGAGGATGCCTTTAAAGTGAGTTTCAAAGGCAACGAATACACGGCTAATTACGGAGAGGCTGACTTGTTTGAGCTTTGGAAACTGCTCCAAAGCAAGAAACAGAAATACCCTGTAATTTGGCTGCAAACAGGATACAGCGTGGTTCACGATGTAAAGGGACAAAAGACCAAACTCAAAGGTATGAGGTTTTTCTTCATTACACTGGGTTCGGAACACGCCTTTTACAAGGATAGGTTTAAATCTACCTTTAAAGAGGTGCTACTGCCTTTATTAGGCTCTTTCTTGGATAAGATAAGAAAGACCAACGGAGTATCTTTTGAGGAGGATAATTATTCGTTTGTGTCACTGCCTTTCAATGATATATCAGAATTAGCAAGTAGAGAGAGGGACTACGGCAACAAGAGAGGAAGCCAAACGACCACTACGCCTGACATATGGGATGCGATAGTGCTGGATATTAGTCTGAATATAGACAATGAATGCATAAATGTTAAACCATTTAAAATTTAAAAACTTATGTTAAAACAAAGCTTCTGCGGTTCAGCAGAAATGATAGCACGACTTGGAGGTGCATTTTGTGGAGAGAAATTGGTTACAGGGTTTGCACTTCTTGACAGAAGAGTGGAAATAGACCCTGCGACTTTCAATAAGACAGCATTGGATAAGATTATCCAAGAGGATAAATTCATTGGTAAAATATCTTTCTTCAATGTGGAAGATAACGACCAAGAGGCAGATTACAACACATCTGTAAGAAAGGAAAGAAGCCGTTCAATCCCTGGGACAAAAGGATACAGATTTACTTTTGACAAAGGTTCTTCGTTCCAAAACGAATTGGCAAAATTGGACAACAGCGACAATTACAGCTTTGTGCCAATCTTTGAAGATGGTTCTGCGCTTTTTGCGATTAAAGCAAATGGTAAGCTGATGGGCTTTGCTTGTAAGTTGTTCGTAGGAGTTAAGAAATTGAAAACTACTTCGGAGGTATCAGGTTCTACTTTGGAAGTGGACATCTTGCCTGATGCTATGATTTATTGGCAGAAGTCTGAAAATGTGTTTGAAAGTGATGAGTTTTCATTCAATGAGATTAACCCAATCATCAAATTGGCAGTTTCTACTGGTGTATTGACAAACACGGCTACGACTACCAAAGTGAAAGTAACAGAGGCGTTCTCAAATGCTAATGTAACAGGGCTTACGGATGCTGCGAAATGGAAGATTGAGGAAGATGGTGTAATTGGTAACATCACGAATGTTGCCTACGATGCATCTGCACAAGAGTACACTCTTACTCACTCGGCTCTTGCTACTGGTAAGAAAGTGAGATTCATTACTTCCGATAATGGATTGAGGGTAATCAGCCTTGACACGAATTACTACACAGGAGAAAGTGAACTAAAATCCGTAGTATAATGGAACTGAAAATTGGGGCTTATACTTTTGGAAATATGGAAAATTTCAAGAGTAAGAAAGAAGCCAAGGAATACATCTTGGATATATACCCTACTCTTAACGAGGAAGATGTAGAGAGACATTTAAAACCTTTATTTAGAAATGAGCGAGAAACTAATCAGTCCGATAACATTGCTGAAGCGCATTCAGGCAGCGAAAAGAGCGTTGCCGGAGATAATGCGGACGACAATGGAAGGGAGAAAAAAGGATCTGATAAATCTAAATAAAGAAAACCTTATGGAGGGGAAAGATAGTGAGGGCGATGATTTGCCCTCCTATAAAGACCCTGAATATGCAAACTTCAAAACCTCTATTAACCCGTATAATAGAGGTTTTTGGGATTTGCGAGTGACTGGACAATATCAGAGCTTTGTGGATGTTATCGTTCATCCTGCCGTTATCTTCTTCAAGAATGATTTGCAGAACGAAAAGGCAAAGTGGCTACACGAGAGGCTTGGAAAAAGGCACTTGGGGGTAACCGAGGAGCAAGGCTATCAGTTTCAGTTGGATAACAAGCCCGAAATAAGGAAAAAGATATTAGATATTATAAACAATGGCGTGTAATTGCAGCAAACCGATAACCAAGAGCGAGTGTGCGAGGCTTCGTGAGTTTAACGAAGACGGGCGCTTGTTTATCTATCATATCTTTGATGATAAAGGTCTTGTGGTGGCTTATGTGCCAAAGGGCGAAAATCCTAACGATATAGCCCACGAGCGAGGTTTTTATAACGAAAAAGAAGAGTTAGAATGGTATCTTACTACCGAACATCCCTGCTTATGGGAATAAAAAAACACCTAATTAAAGGTGTTTTATTTTTTTTTATCTTCTCTTGGTGCAGTAGTAAACTCCTCCTCTACCAAGTCCTGCTTTGTCTTCTATCCATATTTCTATGTAGTCACTGCCTCTATATACTATTGGTCTTAAATCTACTCTGGTGCTTTTATTGCTAAAAACAAATGGGTATCCACCCTCTGTTGAGCCTGTAGCCGTTTCAGTGAATGTTCCCTTTTGTGTTTTCCAAGTAAATACATTATCCCTTCTAATTGTGATGTAATATGTTCCAGCAGGAACGGCAGATTTTTGCCCTGACTCTGAAACATAGTGAACATCATAAGTTCCTACATGTTGTTCAGGAATATAGTTTTTGATGACTTCTACTTCTTCCGTGTCAGAATTTCTACTGCACGAAACAATTGAAAATACGCTGAATACAGCGATAAATAAGGTAAATATTCTATTCATTTTTAATGGTTTTTTAATTCAATGCAAGATAACAAAAAGTTAGGAATAAACACCTATGTTTCATTGCTTTTTTATCTTATTTTTAATTAGTCTAAATAAATATAATATCGTAACTTTGAGCAAATTAAA